TCCTATTTGATTAGGTCCACCATAAAGTTGAATATATCCTTCTTGAACTGCATTGGAGGTAGAGTCAGTTCCACCGGCTTGTAGTATTAGATTTCCACCGGCTGCTGCGCTTCCTGCCTTGGCGTATTGTGCTTGTATGGTAAATGGTACTCCGGATCCTGATGTTGAGGTTGCCTGATTGATTCCTACCGAAGTTGCAGATTGCGAAAACTGAAGTAAATTAGGAGCAGAATTAAAGCCGATATAAACGCTGTTGCCGCCATAAACCAAACCACCGGACGCACCAGAGATAATAGAGTATCCACCAGCATTTAAAACGACAGATGTGGATGCATAGATAGAGGTGGTGACCGTATTAGTTAGATCGCCAATGTTGATGTTGTTAGATGAGTCTGTAGCAATAACCGGTAAATCAGCTGTATTTGCTGCATTTCTGGCGCCAATGATGATGTTGTTATTGCCAGTATTGATTAGAGCGTTAGATGACCAAGGAGATAAACCTAAATTCAATTGGCTTACATCAGCGATATTGTTCAGTTGTGTTAGATCGATAAATTGATTTGCCATGGTATCTCCTTATTGCTTGGTTGAGATCCAGGCGTCTAATTGACAAGTTCCAGAGGCAGCGGTGTAGACTAATCGCAGCCATCTTGCTGTCTGAAAGTACTGTTGATAGGTTATGGTTCCGGCTGCTGATACTGCTATAGAGCTACCAGGCACCGTATTCCATCCGACTCCACCATTTCTATTTAAACCTGGCTGCATATATCTGGCTGCAGGATCGTCGCTTTCGTCGGTCACCTGTACAGATAAGGTTCCGTTAGGTGTGCCGTTTGAGAAGACTGCTGTGATTGAATAACCTTTTTCCGAGGTCATTTTAATAGGTATACTTTGAAAGCTGTATCCGTCTGCTGCGTTTAATTGATAACCGTCTGCTAATTTAAGATTAAGAAAACTTGATGACATATCGTTCCTTCGCTGATTTATCTCGTTGTTGAGAGTTTGTTCAGGCTTATTATTATGCTATTCCTTACCTATTTATTTTCGAGTCGTTGTGTGTTTGTTTCGTCTTTTGGTAGTTTATTAAGTTTGGCGTGCTGATTTCTTGGCGCCTTAATTGGTTGTTGCTGTTGAGGTTGAGCCTTTTGGTAGGTAGATTGCAGCTGTGGTAAACTCTGTAAGCTCTGATCTAAAGGCAGACCGGTAAATCTTGATAAGGTTAGTTTGGTTGATAGCGGTAAGTTAACAGATTTTTCGTGATAAGAGTTTTGAATGATTGCGTTCACCATATCCTGATAAAGAAGAGGATACACAGCTTTTAATGCTTCGATATGGCTTTTGTTGAGTTGAGAGTTATGTATTAAGGTGATAACAGAATAAGGATCCTGAACGATATGAAGCTTATCCATCCAAGACTTTTGTTCTATTGGCGGAGGTATGTATTCGTTTTTTGAGAAAGGTTGTGGAGTTAACGGAGATTTTGGTATGGTTTGCTTAAGATATTGTAATGCGTTAACGGACTTGGCAGAGAAGTTGTTAGCTAATTGATCGTCGTGATGAAAGACTCCTGCTAACTGTCCGATATGCGAGAAGGTTTGTGGATCATCTGCCTTCTCGTTAACAATATCTACTGCTCTTAAAAACTGTGCCTGTTGATTCTTGGAGTTAGAGCCGGTGATAGCAACTAACGGATGTTTGACTGCATTAATTCTCACGGCAGCATTGATTATCGGTTTGCCTTTGATTAATGATTCGCCTAATGTTTGTATATTTTCTGCGGCTGTATCAACTGCTTTCTTGGTCAATGATAAGCCGATTGTTTTAACTCCATCTTCGGTTAGGTTTTCTGCTATTTTGGATCCTATTTTTGTGGACAGCCATTTTGATAGCGGTTCAGCAACTCTATCGGCTATTCCTTCAGAGAGCTTATCGGCAACATAAGCTCCGCCAAAACCTCCAAATTTTAAGCCTGCTACTCTGGCTGCTCCTTTTACGGCAGAGCGAACATTATCCTTGTCGGTGATAAATGATTGTACCTCTTCGCCAAATGTTTTCTTACTCATTTGTGCGATATATTCTTCAAAGGCTTTATTGGCTACCTCATCATTTTTTAAGGTTGACATGGTTTTGTTAACTGCCTCATCAACATTAGATTTAAGAACCGATAAGGCTGCTTTTTTAAATTCTGCCTGTGAGCTATTAGTAGTCTCTAAATCTGCTATGGCATTTCTTGCTTTAATTGACGACTCAAAATCATCTATGGTGTTAAGGTGTTCTTGTACTTTAGCAACGAAGTCTTTGGTTGCTGGATCATTATCTGCCACAACTTTAAACTCCGGTGTGTTTGCCTTATCAAGATCGGCTATGATTTTGGATTTATCAAGAGGATCATCCATTCCGAACAATGATGTTTGTTTGTTGTGTGCTTCTAATCTATCATCTATGGTATTAAGAAAATTATCAAAAGCCTCCTGTTTTGCTGCTGCCGCTGCTGCCTTGGATGCCTCTGATTTTGATATTGATTCGGTTAATGCATCGTTGACAGATCTGGATGTATCGTTAAGAGCTGCGGATATTCTTGATCCTCCTACCTCTGCTGCTCCGGTCAAACCTCCTAATACAACACCAAGACCTCCGCCGGCTAATAAGGTTTCTGCTGCCTTATCTTTTTCTCCGTAATAGGCATAGGTTGCAGCTGCAGGCGTGGAATAAATCGCTCCTTCGGTTCCAAGCTGGATTGCCTTTCCTGCGATTGTTCTGGCTGCACCTTGTTCAAAACCTTCTAATGCTGCTCGTTCGGCTAATTGTCCTCCTTTAGTTGCCAAACCTCCAAAGGCTAATGTGGACGCTAAACCGGCTGCTGATCCTGTCCAATGTGCAATAGGATGTTTCTCATCGGCTAATTCATCTGCCTCTAATTGTGCAGGAGTTGATATGTGCTGTCTGATAATATCGGTGACGCCAAACGATGCATTCTCAACTAAATGACGCATAAATTGAGCTTCAGCGCTATCTCGTCGTGCGAACGCCTTGGCTAATTCAGGATTCTCCATTAGCTTCTTTTGTAATTCTTCTTCCTCTATTTGTTCCGGTGTTCTTGTATCCTGAACTGGAACCGTAGGAGGTGGAGCGTTATAACGAGCGATAGCAGCCTTTGCAATATCGTCCGCCTCATCAACTGTATTCTTATCATCAGTTGGTTTTGCGCCGTATCTGACTAAATCACGATGAGCAAGTTCGTGTACCTGCTTTAATATATCGTCATTGTTATCGGTCATTGTTCACCGTTATCATTATCGTCAACGCTTTCTGGTTTATAGGTTTCCATAAAGTATTTGAAGCCAGCTTGTCTCTGTCTTATCTCCTCATCGCTCATCCAAGGATAGATCTTATATGCCTTGGTAATAGTCTGGTTTTTTTCTGGATCTCGATAAACTTTCGCTAACGCATCAACTCCTCCGTTATATGCGTCGTATTGCTGGCGTAGTAATTGTGGATCCTTAACTCCAAATAATCTTGACGCTGCATCAAGACCAAGACCAGATCGCACAACTCTTGCTGCAGGACTCATGTCTGAACTTCCGGATGCTAATGTTCTGCCAACGCGTCCTCCTGCAAATACTCCAGTTCCATCTCCGGAAAATACACCTCCGTTCTGTGGATGTCCGGACGCATCAAGCATTGGAGCAACATCTACTTTTGGTTTCTTACCTCTTGCTCTATTATCATCTTCTTCCATTTGGTTTTTGTGTTGCAACATAAGCTTATCGATTTCAAATCTGCGTGCACTTTCTTGCTCTGCTTTTGCTCTTGCTGCCGCTGCCGCTTCTGTTTCATCTTTCTTTCTGACATTATACATCATCTGTTGAGATTCGATGCGGAGTTTATTTTCTTGTCGTTCAATTTCGTTAATCATCATTTGACCTCGTTCCTTCACAACCTTTGAATCTGTGAGGTTCATTAATGACTGAATCTTATCTTTTACAAGACCATAGGAAACGCTGCTTAAATCGGCTTTTTCCTTATGCATAAAGGCGTTTCTTGCAAACTCTCGGTCATTTAAGCTGATAGTTTGCTCAACTTGTTTCCATTGCTTTTCGATATTGCTTTTTTGTGCATCGATATTATTGACGATAGCCTGATTGATTAATTGCATTGCTGTGTTAGGTGTGGCTTGTCCGTGGATTGCCGATACACCAGATCCAAATGCGCCAAGTCCGATAGAGATAGCAGCTCCAATACTTCCTGCAATTCCGGCATTCTTCCAAAACTGATTAGGATCAATGTCTTTGATTTCAGCAATTCTATCTCTGATTGCTTGATCACGCTCTGCATTCTTTTGTTGGATCGCATTCCAGTCGTTTTCTTGTTTGAGTAAATCATCCTCTCGTTTCTTAATTGCATCGTCCTGTAATTTTGACGCTGCTGCATATCCATCGGCTTGTAGTTGTGCGATTGTTCCTGTGTGCGTTTTATCATCCTCAAAACTTGCATCGTTTCTTTTTTGGTATTCTCCTAACTGTTTGATGAATTGCGATGATGCTGACGGTCCTCCTGGTCCTGCATTCCTGTTATCCTTCTTTATTGCTTCTCCGGCAGGTTCTTCAGCCTTTCCATTTGGTTGCGTTTGTGGATCGGTTAATGTTGGAGCCTTATAGTTTAATTCTTTATCTAAATCAGTTCCAGGATGATAGGCTCCGAGTCCGCGAGTTAAGAATGTTGTTCCTGCATAGAGAGGATCTTGAGCGAAGTCTTTTTTGAAGTTGTCGGCTGATCTACCAAGGTTATCAACTGCACCATTGACATATCTACCAACGGCTTGACCTGCTGGACTTTGTGCAAATGCTTGTCCTGCATTTCTACCTGCCGCCACAAGAGCAGGATTACCGGTAATAGGATCGCCAGGTCCTCCGTTTAATGCCTTATGAAGTCCGCCTGATAATGCTTGTCCTGCATCATTAGCAGCGCCAGCAACAGATCCAGATAAGATAGGATTGCCGTTTCCTGCAGCAGCTTGACCGGCAGATTGAGCGGCAAGGTCAGCATCGATCATTTTCTTGGTTTCTTCTGGACCAAGTTTATAAACCATACTTGCGATTTCTTGTTGTGTGTAAGGCATTATTTTTTGTATCCTTTTATAAATTGTTGTTCTATATGATCTAATCTCTTATTAATCATAGCAACGGCAGCTAATGTGATACCGCCTAATCTACCATAGTTAACCATCTTTCCTTCTGGTGTATCTACAACGGCAGATTTACCTACATCTGTTTTTTCTAATTCTTGTGCCATAGGTGAGACAAATCTACCTTCTCCGTGTTTAGGATTTTTGTACTCGTAAGAATGTGCACCAAGAGACTTAATAAAGTCTGATACGGTTTTGTCTGCCGGCTCGATATCCTTTTTTTTATCCTCATCTGATAATAGGTTGTTGGTTGCGATAGGTGGATTATATACTAAAGGCTTGTGATATCCGAGAGTTTGAGAGGCTAAAAAATGTGTATCTATTGGATTGTAGACTGGAGGATTGTATGTTGGAGGTTTTTGATATCCGAGAGTTTTAGCGGCTGTTGTTGTATCTGTAGAGCCACCTGAATCATCATTGGCTGGTTTTTGATATCCGAGAGTTTTAGCGGCTGTTGTTTTATCTGTAGAGTCGCTTGAATCATCATTGGCAGGTTTTTGATAGTCAGAGCTTTTAGCGGCTGTTGTTGTATCTGTAGAGTCGCTTGAATCTGAATCATGTTTTACATTGTCGGTTGCAAACTTGTCAGCAAATGTTCCGTCTCCTGTCTTATAGTTTTGTGTGCCTGGCGTGTCATAAGGTCCAGAGTAGGTTGTAGGATTTTGAAATGTTTGTCCGATGTTAGTTAAGGTTCCTTTGTTGCCTAACGGATTGAGGTTTGAGGTATTGACTAACGGATTAGCTTGTACCGGTTGTTGAGGTTGCTGAACATTCATAAAAGCATTGTTCGATCCTGCCTGTGGTTGCTGTCTTAATGATTGAAGGAAACTCTGTATTTGTGCAGGATTTCCGCTTAATGATTGCTGTTCATTAGGCAACGGTGCAGGTTGTGATTGTGCTAAATTTCCTAAAGAGTTGATCATAAGGTCCTGTAGATATGTTTGAGAAAACTGCGTATGTCTCTATCTGCTGCGGTGATATTCTTTTTTAGATTTCTATCCGATACAAGATAAGGATTTTCTTTTGTAGAAGGTGTTGACGGACTGTTAGATACGGTATTGATTGACGGTGCAGATTGTGAGCTTTGAGTTTGAGGTGGCGCTGAATAGATTTGATGAAAGGTTGAGTTAGTTCCATCTCCTGAACTGTCTATTTTAGTAGGCGTTCTATTACCGGTATCAGATGCAAGTCCTGATATCTGCTTATTTGGAGCTGCCGGAGTAATAGGACTTCGCATATAATTAGCTAACTTGTCATAGTTGCCATTTAAGGTATTATCAACATCCGAGTAATCCTGAAAGAATTTGGTATCTCCTTTTTGTGTAGGTGCATTATCGCCGTGAGAAACAACATTCTTGATATCTCGATACTGTGCAGCAACATATGGAGCAGAGGCAATAGCTCCTCCAATGATCGATCCTACCGGTCCTGCTCCTGCTCCTGCCATCATTCCTCCGCCAGCAGCTAATGCTCCGCCTAACATATGCTCAAACCAGTCAGCTGATGAACTCATTTTGTCCTGCTGTAGATATGGTTAAGGAAGTTTCGTAATTTATCTTCTGCCGGCTTGATTTTCTTTTTTAGATTTCTGTCCGAATAGCTAATCATTTGAGGCTCGCGGTATTCGACTGGTTGATAGCCGATACCTGTTTGCTGCAGATTGGTTGTTGGTGTTGCTTGTTTTTGGACATTGATTTGTGGATAGTTGTAGATTGAGGAGAATGCATCGCTCTGCATTTGAGCCATAGCCGCGGACATTAAACCTTGACCGGCTGTTGCTACGGCTTGACCTGCTCCTTTGATTGCTTCCTTCTTGGACTTCTGTTCTTCAGTTTCTTTTGGCTTATCTGGTTTAGCATTTGGATCAGATGCATTTGGATTAGCATTTGGATCCGGTTGAGCCGTGTTGTTATACGGTATGACATTTGCCGGAGGTTGTTGTGGCTGATTCTGTTTATTAGGATCGTTTGGATCATCGTATGCTAACATTGTGGTATCCTATTTGGTCAATGAGTTAAGAAATGATCTAACGGTTCTTTCTGCAGGCTTAATGGCTTTCTTCAATCGTCTATCTGATGCTGCTTGTATAGCTGCTCCTCCGATTGCTCCGGCTGCTGATATACCGGCTCCTGCAAGACCGAGGTTTTGTGCGTTTTGGTCGGCTGTTTGCTTCGCGTCTATCTGTGCTGATACTGCCTGTTGGTTTGCGATGAGCTGCCAATATGCTGCCTGGTTAGAGATATCTGTTTGGTTCTGGTTCATATAGTTGGATAGCAAGTTAGCATAGGTCTGGTTGTTTAATGTGTTGGTGTTCAGTTGTGATTGCTGATTAGCCAATTGCACCTGTTGATCCATTGCACCTTGCTGTCCGATTAGTTGATTGTATTGTGCAGCGTTAGCCAGTCCTGCTTGCTGATACAATGCTGCCTGCTGTTGATCGGTTGTATTCTTTGCCGCCTGATTTGCCAGTCCTGCTTGTTGATAGAGTTGAGCCTGGTTAAGAGTCATATTCTGACCTTGACCTCTGGCTGTTGATAAGGCGCTATTCAAGGCATTTTCGGCATTCATTTGCTCCTGTACCTTACCTAATACTCCGGCTTGGACTGCTTGTTGATTGGCTTGCGAACCTGCATCCATAGCGGCTCGTTGTGCTAACGCTGGATTAGACGATCCTCTGGCAGATGCGAGCATTGCCATTTGTCCTTGGATGTTTTGTTGTGCCTGCTGTTGAGCCTGCATTTGAGCGATTGAAGGTGCTGAACCGTTAGCCTGTGCGTTTAGCTGATTGATAAATTGAGCCTGTGCATTGGCAAAGCTTTGATCTTGTGCAGAGGCTACCTGTGCTCCGCCGTACAGAGAAGGAGAGGCGATACTTGCTCCGCCATACTGTTTTGCTGCTCCTAATGTGGTGAGGTTAGCGATTGGCGAGACGGTTTGAGCGTTGTTGTTTAGACCGGCAGCGATAAGATTATAAACATTGCCAGCGTTATTATCGTTAAATGCTGCAGTATTAATAGGAGACGCATTTGGACCGAATGCGCTTGCTTGCGGCTTGCCTGTAGTCGGATCCATTAGTCCTGTTGTTCCTGCGCTATTTGCTAAATAGGAAAAATCTAATGCCATTCTTTGCCTCTACTATATATGATATATTAGCTATTTCGTTCCGTAGGTTGAGGAGGCAGGCAAACGATTTCCGCCAGGCAACGCTCCAACCTCAAAAGTAATAGCTGATATGCTGTATCCTTCGTTGTAGTTTGATGATTGTGAGTCTGATATTTGTAGTCTTATTGAGGTGCATAACTGTTGCGAGAAATCGATCCTAAATTCGTAGATATTGTATTCTCCACCGAACGGACTTGATTCGCCATAGATACTATCGTCTCCGTAGATTGTGGTTCCTTGGCTTGCTAATACGGTTGCAGATTGTGTGTAGGTAGGATTGTTATCATACGCCACATTAACTAATAAATTATGAACGCCTTTGTAGGTACCTAAAATATAGGCTCTGAAGACTCGCTGATATCCGTTCAAACCTGCAAAAGAAAGATTAGGCGTAACGAACGATAGCGGTATAGGTGCTCCGTTATCTGTATACGATCCTGGTGTTTGCTTCATTACCATACCGTTTGATTGGATATAATAAAAAGATCCGTCCGGTGTGGTATCGCTATCTACTGCATATTGATTGGTCCAGGTACTCCATTGCTGGAAGTAATAATCGTAGACTAATGTGGTTCCGGTGTTGGTGACGAAAACAACCTGATTGGTATTTGGTATAAGAGAGGATGAGGTGATAACATTAGAATTATATTGTTCTACCGGTGCTCCGATATAGCTAACATTTAATGCCTGATCCAATAAATAGATACCTTTGTCTGATTGGAATATTAAGCCACCAGGAAAGATGACCACGCTGTTAGGATTGTTGCAACCAATATCCGACGAAATCATTTGTGGATCCGGAAACTGATCTCCTCCACCGGTTGCATTAGGTCCGTCTCCATTCAGCACGAAAATAGCTGTTTTTTTGAAGATGATAAGGTTGTTGTTTAAGAGTCCTAATGCCGTAATTGCTCCGCCTCTTGGATCTACTCCTATTGTTAAGGATGCAGAAAATTCAACCGGCAAGGTGTTAAATGAACTGTTATCAAACCTGTTTTGTGAGAACCATAAGAGATTTGGATCATCAAGTCCGCCAACGATAACTCTGTTTTGATAGGCTGTGATTAACGAACAAGAAGGAGGTGCAGAGTTAGGTAAGACTCCTCCGGTTGTGTAGAGGTAGGCATTTGCGCTAATTGAGTTGTCGGACAAGTAATCAGTAAATGTAACCGTATCAACTGTTGTGTCATTTAGTAGAGGTGAAAGATTGGATGTGACCTGATTAAAAACAACACCATTGGCAGCAGTTCTATAGATAACGATATTGACATTGCTGCGGTTGTTTTGCTTTGCCGTTAAGCGTAATGTAGGTATTGTCAAGGTGATATGATTGTTAGCAGCTGCATTAACGGTTACGGTAGGACTTGGAGAGGATCGTTGTATCTGTCCATAGCTATCCATCCATTCGTAGGTGACCTGATACTGATAGGTTCCTGCAGATAAGTATCCGTCTGATCCTGATGCAACGGCTAATACATTTTCTGGATACAAATGAAACAGATGCTCAACAAAAGAATTGCCGTCATAGCTTTGTAAGATTCCTCCTCCTAATAAGAGGTTATTAGAAGAGGTGACCGATAAGAAGTCTGCTATGTTAGAAAAATCTAATGAGGTAGAACAAACACCTAATAAAGTAAAGATAACAAGGCTTTCGGATAATACCTGTCCTTTCTGTAAGGTGGCAACTGCAGCAAGAGTAGAGGTTTGCCAAGCTACTTCCGATAATGTGTTATTGGTTCGTAAGCCTCCTCCGGTTCCTGATGAGGTTTTGGAAATAATTGAAAACGGTGCTGCTGTGATATTAACACAAAAATAAGTTGATTGTAATGGCGATTGAAAGGTCACCATTGCATAGATCTGTGAATTAAGTTTAAATGCTTTTGATGCCAGTCCTACCGATCGTAATGTTCCTACGGTTGATACGGTTCCTGTCTTGGTTATGGTCTTGCTAACGATTTTGGTGTTCATTTGGTTAGCGTTATAGACTTCGTAGGTTAGTTGTAAGGTTCCGGCAGAAGGACTTTCGCAACCGGTTAATGTGCTCGCCTGTACGGTATCAACAACTGTATCTGCAAGAACCTGAACCAAATTATAGGAATAGCAGGAAGTTCTAACATGTTGTCCTTCTAACCAAGAGATCCAAAGATTGGTGTTAGAATCGGAACAAATGTTGAGAGCTGATGAATAGCCTGTATTTATAGCCTTTCCTGCGCTGCTTTCGATAACGGTAGTAAGGCTCTTGTTGAGTTGAGTATCTAAATAAAAAGCAGAGATTTGACCGGACGCAACATAATTTGATAAATAGGCAACAAAGATTCTGGATCCTACAACTGTTGCATCAAAGGAGAAGTTTGTGTATCCATCATTAAGCAATAAGGTTTGGCTCTGAATGACCGTTGGATTCTTTGGACTAACAATTTGATAGTAGAGCGCGTGAGAGGAACTATCATTATAGAAAATAATGAATTGATTTTGAAAGGAAACAACTTTAGGTTTTTGATAAGAACCAGATAAGCCTATTTGCACATCGGAAACAATAATCGATCCTGATCTGGTGTCTCTAACTGAATATCTAATACCTCCTCTGCTGTCCTCATATACATAGAGGTTCATACCATTGCAGTAACAAACATCCGGATTAAGTTGTTGTGCAGCGCTTGATCTGGTTATCTTGGTGGTGTTTGAGATAACTGATTGAGCATTGCCACGATTGATCCAAGTTCCTGTTGTATTGATATAGGAATAGATACTGTTGCCGTCCATAAGAAGTAATTCGTTGTTAAAAGATTGAACGGCTTTTCCTGTTGTGATTGATGATGAGGATCCTTCGATTGTTCGTGATAGAGCTGTATATCCGTATCGCTTATTGATTTGACCTTTTTGCGAGAACTGTCCGTTTTGCAAAGATAATAGATTACCAGCCAATACCTGATGAGGATCGGTCTTTGTATCGATGCCGCCTGTAAAAGCGATTGGAAAAAGTTGTTTCTCTACAAATGCCATCATCATTCAAAATAAATTATTGTAAGTTGTCCGCTTCCACCGTTTCCTCCGCCTGCTCCTACTCCTCCTCCGCTGCTTCCGTTTCCTGTTGCGCCTCCTCCGCCTCCTCCTGCTCCGGAGTTAGCTGCTGCATTTGATCCTACCGATCCAGCCACTCCGGTTCCAAGATTGTTTCCGCTGCCACCATTTCCTCCGTTTCCTCCGGCTCCGTAAGGTCCTGCTCCGCCTCCGCCTCCTCCTCCTCCGCCGAAATAACCTACAACGGTTGCTCCTGTTGTTCCTGCTGTTCCTGGTGCGTATCCGCCTATGACATGCGATGATCCTGCTGTTGATACTTGTCCGTTGGTGACTGCGTTTCCGTTTGTGCCAAAACCTCCTGCTCCTGGACATCCGATATGAGGATTAACAGAGGTGGTTGAGGTTCCTGGTACCAATGCCTGACCTGCTATTACTCCACCTTGCGCCAATAAAACTGTGGTTGACGGAGATAAGATAGCGGATACCTGACCTCCTCCTCCGCCAGCAAAAACGGCAACATCAGAACTGCCGTGTACTGTAAATTTGGTTGGATTACCGTCATTACCTGCTGTTCCTCCGCCGGATCCGCTTCCTCCTGTTCCGCCTGTTCCTATGGTTACATCATAGACTGTATTAGGAGATACTTGGATCCACATACTAACATACGGTGCCGCTCCTCCGCCTCCGCCACCACAAGCAGCTGTGTTAGTTGCAGAGGTTCCTTGACTGCCTCCTGCTCCGCCTCCGCCTCCTCCGCATCCTTCTAAATAAACGAAGGTGACACCAGGCGGACAAGTCCAAGCCGATGAAGTTGTAGAGGTCCAAGTTTTTGTCGCTATGTTTGCCATTGTTTCCTTATGCTATTATCCAGTTGGTTCCATCTGATATGCAAGTCCAAGATCCAAATGCTGATGATACGACCTTACTTGCCGCTACTCCGTTGATTGTTTCGGATCCGTATCTTGCTATGGTGACGCTGTTGGTTGATAGTTTTCCTGTCTTGTCCATTATCTTAATGACTCTTCCGGTTGTTGGTGCCGGTAAGGTCAAGGTGAATGCTGTTGAGGTTGAGTCAAGCAAAACTAATAAATCTGTGGTTGTGGTATCTAACGAGAGATTTCCGGTTACGGTTCTAACGGTTGCTGCTAATGAACCGGTTAAGGTATTGGCAGAGGTTGAGATTCCTAATGCTGATGTTCCTGCTGTTAATGCTTGCGATCCAAAATTAGGATTGATTTTACTTCCGGCTATGGCTGCTGACGATGAGACATAACCATCTACTATCTTACTCCATACCGAGCTTGATGATGAGGTTGCTACTAATACTGTGTTTGATGCAGGCGATGAGTTAACAGAGGTGCCGTTGATCTTATTAACTGTATTGGCTGCTGTGGTTCCTCCAACATCTCCTGCCATTGATTGAGAGACCTGATTGGCTGTTGGTAGTTGTCCGCTTACATAATTAGCTCCGCCTGCAAGATTAACCGGTCCATAACTAACTGCGCTTGATCCTGATACCTGTAAGACATTTCCGGTTGTTAATGATCCTGCTGCCGGAACTGAAGCGCCATTGATCTTATTAACCGTATTGTTTGTTGAGGTTCCGCCAACATCTCCTACCATTGGCTCATTTCCGCCTAATCGTATAACCTGCCATGATGAGCTACCGTCAGAAACAAAGCCGGTCATTTGATAGGCAGCATTCATAACCAACGATGATGCTTGGTCGATTAGGTCTGATCCTCCGCCGTTTGCATTGACTGTGATATTGTTCGTTGCAGCATTACCGGTCTTGTCTTTCAATAAATAAAATCTACCAGCAGCAACCGAGTTAGCCAACGGAAGAGTAATAACACGAGACGAAGAGGTATCGATATCATAAAAAGAAAAGGTATCAGACGGAAGAATTGATAAGTTGCCTGCTACCGATGCGAATACATAATTTTGGTTTAAGATTAATGAGGTGTTGAGCGATGAGCCGTTTGTGATTTTGATTGCAGTACCGGATCCGTTATTATACCAAAGATCTCCGTTAACCACATACACATTGTCTACATCTCCGGATCCTGATAATGTTGATGATTGAGAGAGAAAGCGGATTGATCTGGCGCTGTTAATGTTGTTTTGGTTGAACGGTAAATCTGCATTGATATTAATTGCCGCCGAAACTATATTTACTCCGTCGTTAGGTGCTCCTGTGTGTCCGTGCGCTCCTATCTTGGTTAATGCCGCTGATATTTCATTGGCGTAATTAGGTCCGGTTTCTTCTCCTGGTATTGGATTTTGAAACGACATATTTGGATCAACTGTATAATTAGCCATTTTAAAATACCTCTAAATCGACGGTTACATTCGCATTACTGATAAGCCATAAGGTTGCGGCTGGTGTAGGATTGGAGTCTTGCAGGTCGTAAACATCTGCCATTGATCGTTTTCTAATGACCTTCCATCCAACAAGAGTTCTGCCTAATAGATGATTGATTTGATTGATTGTTCCTACTGTCAGATTAATATTTTTGAGGATATTGCTGTCTAACTGTTCTCGACCAACAAACTGATCTAATGCATCTGATATATTGTCCTGAATCTTGGTGATGATTGGATCTTGTGTTTTTAGTTTTTTGAACCGTTTAAAGACTGCCATATTATCCTCTGAAGAAAGGTCCGAAACCATCAAGGTCATTCATATACCTTGTGTTAGCAGTCTTCTTTGGCATACCAGCATCAAGATTCGCTGCCATGGATAAGATGCGTTGTTTTAACTGTTCTTTTTGCGCCATAAAAACAGACGGATCCATATTCTGTTTGTTGTAGACTTTGATTGCGGTATCAACAACTGCATACTCACACCAGGCTTGCGTATCCATATAAGGTTGTAAGGTATCGGTTGTATTAACCAGCATTACATATTGAGGCACATAGGCAATACGATAGGTGGCAGCAGAGTTAGCAGCCGGTATGATAACCACATTCCTGCCTTCTATGCGATAGTTGAGGTAGAGTCTGCCGTATTGCTGGCGTATAGTAGGATAGCTATCTCGGTTTCTTGATTGAAATGAGAAACGAGTTAATGTCATCCAATGGTTAGGATCTCCGTCCATCTGTCTTTCAACTCCTCGCAATTTTAAAAAATCTGAAGGAAGAGGAAAATTGTTATAGCCATCTAACGGTGTGGTGATTGTATATGTCTGAAATGCCATCTTATAATCTTCATAACGAGAGATTAAAAGATCATCCATTTCTGCCAACGAACTATTGATGTAGGTGGTTAATTCTGCATCGGTTACATACTGGCTATTTTCCATACCAGTTCGTTGGCGGACTTGTGTGATTAGGTTTTGTAAGGTAGTAGATGCATTCATATATGTTGCCTAAAGAAAAGCGCGCAAACAACGAAATAAAGTAATTCCGATCGAATGCGCGCTCTTAAGGAAAAAGGTATTATTCTTGTTCTTCTTCGTCGCCATCTGGTTCTGATTCATCTTCTGATTCATCCTCATCGTCGGACATCATCAAATGAATAGCATCCTTAAGCGCTTCGTGAGCTGCATCTACATCACCGGATTTTATGGCATCGATTAGGTCAGATACGGCAGACTTTTCCATATCATCAGACTTACCAAGATCCTTTTCGTGATCTGGTTTGTCGTCTCCGTGCTTTGCCATATGCTTACCGATTAGTAGCATTATTCCTGGTTTTGCAGCCATTATACCACCGAACTATTTTTGAGCTTGATGTGAAGTAAGAAGCCACCACCGTTAGGAGGATCAACTGCCGAACCGCTTGAGTTAACAAATTGAATAACAAGAGAACTCATATACTGTCCGGTTGATCCAGGAGAACCGCCAGGAGAGGTAAGATTCCAACTAACAACTTGGTCTTTGATATCAGTTGCAGACGGACATACTGGTGTGGCTTTGCAGCTCAAGAGGTCCCAGTAGGTATCTACTCCTGATACTGACGCCTGTGTATTAGGCGAGCCAAGAGCTATTGTATATTTACCGGTGCTATTTCTGGTGATTGATAGCACTCCTTTTGGTAGATAGAGCGGTAAACCTGCTGCATTGAGGTTGGTTCCGGCAGCGGTGTTTAGAACCGCGCCGGATGAACCTGTTGCAACATAACCGTCTACTGATACGACGCCAGGCACTAATGCTGACGAAAACTGAAATTTATAACGATCAGCCATTTTTTGCTCCTATCAAGCCGAGACCTGGATATTGATTTGGTTGCGTGGAGCTTTGCAAACTAACTGACCTAACGAATAGAAACGAATTTCCATACCGCTATCAGATGCAGAGCGTAACCATACCTTACCATCTTCGTCCCAAACATGCACTATTTTGCCGATTGAGTTTAGCTGCCAGTCTTTGACATTGACGCCAGCTATCATTGTTGATGGACAGTTGCGATCTGGAATGCAGGTTACTGTTCCACGAGGTCCAACAACTTCGATTCCTTTATAACCGATTTGTGGACTGACTTTTGAGTCAACGATTTGAGCTTTGCTGCCTAACGATTTTGCGAGGTCAGCAAATTTCTTAAACGGCATAAGGAAATGAGTTAGGTTACCACCTACTTCACCGACTTGTGCTAATGCCTGTTCAAGAACTTCTTCTGTAGTACCGCCTTGTCCGTTTAACCAGTTGCCGGCTAACATAACTGGATTGGCTGAACGGTTGACGCCAAAAAAGCTGTCATTGCTTGCTACGCCACCATAAGGTATCCAGGCGCCGAAACCAGCAAGACCGTTGTTTCTGTCGCCTACTGCGAAGATATAGTCTCCGGTTGCGATAGTAGGAATACCATTGGTTGAATCGTTTAGCGGACAAGCTGTTGCACCTGGTGTTGGCGTGGTACCGATGCTAATTGTTGCGTTAGCATAGTCTACTGCTGATACATATAGACCGTGACCTGCTGAACCGTATGCTCTAACATTTCCGCTTGTTTCTGCAGCGGCGACATCCAATGCCATACCGACTGAAAAACGAAGGACATCTTTAGGATTGACAAACGAGATTGTTGATCCTGAAAGCGATACAGAGCTCGCTATCTGACCTCTTGCGCGTGAGGTACCACGGAAGAGAGAGTCAGCAATTTCATTTGTTAAATTTTGAAGTTGGTTATCTGATATTAGAGTAACCGCCTCCATAAAGGCGCCTTTATCATTCTGTGTTGCTGCGATTGTCTGACTTGACACATTTGCTACTGCGTGGTTTTCTGCGCGAGTAAGCAAGAAATCTACGGCTAATTCGCCTGTAAGCGATGCCATTGACTGTGCAGTTGAGAATGATGCTGAACGACCTTGACCAGCCGAGTAAACTAACGGCTGAACAAAATGCCTACCGGTCTGTTTCTCCATTTTTGGAACAAGACCAAGGAAAGGATTCTCTGAAAAGATCTCATTTTCAAGCGCGTCATCCGAGTAGTATTCTTTCAGAAGCGCGTCATAACTTGTAAAACTATTACCAAATGCCATATGTATCTCCGATTAGGTTAGTCCTCTTTTTGAGGCAATTATTATTTGAATTTGCTCAAAACATTCTTTATCCGCTGATCTCTGTCTTTGGTATATGTGAACGATTTGACTTGTGTTGGTGCTGCTGCGATTTCGTTGGTTAGCGTTTTGTTCCTAATCGGATCGTCTTTTGGAACTGGTTTTTGGTCGTTAGTTTCTGAGGATGGTGCTAACGCCTTGCCATACCTTGCAGAAAACTTTTTCATTCTTAATGCTCTTTCAATACCGGTAGCTGTTTGTTCTTCGTGATATTTTTCAAGTCCGTCAGCTAATTCCTCAAACGATGGAGCCGATCCTTGCTCAAAGAAAATTGTCTTGGCTGTCTCATATACATACTTTGCAGCCTTAATTGGATCATCACCGTTATAAGCAATAATCGTCTCATACTTATCAGGATTGTTAGCGATGACCGGCACAACTAACTGATGCAATGCTGTTGCTTCCATAGCTGCTTCTTCTTTTTTCTTTAACTCGGCTTGCTGTGCCTCTAATCGTTCGGCAACCTTTTTTAGTTCTAACTCCTGTGCCTCTAACTTCGCCTTAATTGGATCTTCTGGTAATTGCTTTAATGCATGTTTGGTTAATGCGTCATATACTTCAGCTTCGTTTAGTCCTAATGCTTTGAGTTGTGATACCAGGTCCTTTTGCTCTTTTGCCTTTTCAAACGCCTCTGCTTTTTTGATTGATTCTTGTGAGGCTTTTAATTGCTGTTGTGCCTTGCGTTCTGCCTTCTGTGCTTTTAAGAATAGTTTTCTGGCTTCTTTATCAGATTTGCTTTCATCCTTACTTTCGGCTTTGTTTTCTGCCGCTGCTTCTGGTTTGGCTTCTTCTGATGATGATGATTGAGCTTGTTCCTGCTCTTGTAATTGGACGGCTTTTGTTTTTAGTCGTTCAAGTAATGCTTCTTTCGAGTTGAATGTGGCTCCGCTGTTAGAGACATCCATTGGTGATGGTGCTGTTTCGGTTGTGGTGTTGTTAGACATATCAACTGTTTTTACTGGTTTCATCTGCTCTTGTGGTGATACGATAGGCATATATTTTTCCTTTATTGAGGTGGTTGTGGTTGTGGTTGTGGTTGTGGTTCTTGCGGAGGTTGAGCTTGTGGAGGTGGTTGTTGTGATTGCTGTATTAGATCTTTAATATCCATAGCAAATTGTTCTAATACTGTGATATGAGCCGGATCCACATTTTGTAATTGAGCCGATACGATCTCTCTGATAGCTATATTAAGCGCTAACGGAAGGTTCATGTATGGCGTAGGAGGTTGATATCCTTTTTCTCCTTTTTCTTTAATGTCGGAAATAATCTTATGCACAAGTCTAACTGTTCCGGTTTCAAGATTGACATAACCTTCAAGATCAGGAAAATCTAATAACTCCATTGCCTGCTCTTGCGATATCCAACCATTTTGAACATACTCGGTGATCGTTTCTAATCTGCCTTCTGGTGTTTTTGGCAAGGCAGAAATCGGAAAGAGATCAATACCAAGATTATCATCATCTAATTCTACCTCTGACCAGTCGATTGACATAATAGATGACTTGTCTTTTACCTTGACTGTTTGTTTTAGGTCCTTACTCATATCAACAATGACGCGAGCGATATCCATAAAGAACTGTTCCCAGCGTTGACCTACAACCTCAAATCGTCCTGAAGCGATATCCTGGACCTCTCGTATTGCTACTCCTGATTTTACTTCTGGTGGTTTTGTTCCGGTTGCATTCGGTTGTGATATACCTACTATTTTGTACGCTCTATCCTCAAGATATTGGATATGCTGATAGAGTTCCGGTTGGACGGCTGCAGGTGTGGCTAATGATGGAGGTGTGCCAGTATATTCAACGAACCTACCTATCTCGTTATTGAGTAGATGATCCTCTGCTATCATACTTGCGTTTTCGACGAACCAAACTGGAACGGCTATTAGTTCTTGAGCTTGCTGTATGGTTTGCAATATCTTGTTGATTTCTGATTGTATTTTGTGAATTTCTTGTGCAATACCTCGTCCAAAGAAACCTGATGATTGTGAATACCAGCGGAAAAAGAGTATTGGATAATAATTCTTTTTGTATGGTTCGCACAATAAGGTTTTGTTTTCAATGACGATAGTATGCATTCCGTCTTTGGCTTTTCTTCCTGACGGTAGATGCCAGCTTTCGAGGACCGGTATAACATCTGACGCCGATCCTGATATCTTAAGTCCTGGTAATGAACTGTTAGCCGATGCGATGTCCTCTTCTGCGTCAGGAAATAATGCCGTTAATTCATCTCTGCTAACGAATTTTAATTGATGAAGTTGTCTTGGTTGTTCTTTTCGTCCGTCAATATCGTCCACTAATATTTCTTCAATAAAGCACCATTCGGCTCTTATCTTATCGTTTTCGTCGCCATAGATTTTGATAGCTCCTGTTCCGTATAGGCAGGCATCGCGGAATACTAATTGAGCGATATCATAGATCTTGGCATCATCAAAAATACCAGATACATACTTGGTTAGTTTCTTGGCTTTTTCTGCTATTGAGTAGTCTTTGGATCCGTCTGTCAAAAATTGTGGCTTTGGTTTTTCTTTAGCTATCATTGCGGAAGCTGTATCAATACAGTTTTGGACAACATTAAGAGTTATTCTTGAGTACTGATAGCTCATTGATGAGGTTCCACCAGATGATATACCTGATGTGGTTTGCATACCTTCGTTGATTAAGTTGCCGTTATCGTTGTAGAGAGTTGCAAAATAATAGTTTTGTCTTCTTCTTGAGCTGTTGTTGTGTCTGATCGCCATAGCTACAGACCATACATTTTCGTGCACCTTATCTTTTTCAGCGGTCCACCAACGAGACTGATAAGCGCCTCGTTCATCATTGTTATAAAGTTGTTGCGTTTTAATGTTTTTAGGATCTGCTTGTATTGGCATCTATTACCTATATTTTGCCGCCGGATATACTCCAGGCTTCTATTTGTTCGTTGGTGGCGATATCCATTTGCTCGGCTATGGTTCTCTCTCTATCCATTTGTTTTAGAGTATCGATTTCAGATTTTTTAGGAGGCGAAAAAACAGACTTAACAACTTGTAGGTCATTGATTTTTAAACTTGATATTTGATGTTTGTTCATGAGATCAAACAATGCATCCAGATTACTAATATTCCATTCCATAGCGGTCTCCTTATATGTCTCCGATTAGCGCTTGTTAGATCGGAAGGTGTCGATAATGTGTCTGTTCTCTATTCGTTCTTCCATTTCCTGCCAATAATCTTTAATAACTGGTCTGGTGCGCTGTTTTTGTTTAATGAGTTCTGCAGCAAAATCATGTCGTTGTTGAGGCTCTGGTGTGGCTCGATAATGTTTTGCCTCTCGATAGCAATAGAGAGCGGCATCGGCAAGGTGGTTTTGATATTGTTCAGCCTCTTTAAAGACTCCTATTACTCGCTTTTTTTCATCTACTAATAATTCTTGCCATTCTTTGATTAGCTCTTTGTTTTGGCTTTCTATTACTTTGATATTCTCACTAACAAAATCGCTGTTCATTCTGGCTATAATTGCTGCTTTTTCTCCGGCTTTATCTGCGGCTTTAAAAGGTAGGTTATATACTTGGCGCAAACTTTCAGCTGCTAATTTTCCGCCGCCTCCGGTATCTATCACCATAGTTTTAAAATGATACTTATCGTGCAGGAGTTGTGTTATTTCCGCTATTTCCTTGAGATTGATATGATTCTTTTTCATGCTCTCAACAAAATAGAAATTATTATCATGTCGGTTAAATGCTCCTACACACCAGGCAGTTGCGTCTTCATATCCAAGGTCAACTCCTAATAGATAATACCATTTATTATCGATAGCTCGTAAGGATCGTATGATGTCTATCTCACGATCTAACTGTGCCTGCCTGATAGCTGTTGGATTCTTTCGCTCATCATCTGGCAGTTTTTCTAATAGGTTGTTAACAGATTGACACTTATAAACTCTCGATTGAGTCTCTATGATCCATTCGTTTTTCCACTGCTGCCGGAACCATATCTGATCCTGATATCCTGGTATTCTCGCCTCAAAGTCATTCCATGTGTCGAGTATGTTTTGGCGCATATGAGGATTATCTAACGGACTCCAGGTATGTACGATCCAGCCTGGTTCTCTTGTTCCATCTTTCGTGATTCGGTGCCAGTATGTATCTATCTTATTACCTGCTGTACCTGCTAATAGGATTTGTCCGCCTCCTTCAATATCTACATAGTCTGATACTGCAGGAGCCAATGTTTCAAAAACTAATTTCTCAAGATCATATGAATGGCTCTGACACTCATCGATAGCTACCATTATGTATTTTCCGCCTAATAATCGGTCGCGTTC